TGAAAGCCCTGGTGTGTGTGACTATTGAACGCCTGTACCAGTTCGTTAATCTTTTGCGTTAGTTGCTCGACGTTTACCAGCCCGCCCAGCTTGCCGCCGTTTATCGTTATGCTCTCCGCGTGGTCGATGGCCAAGACAACGAGCTGTGTCAAGTCGCCCGACAGGCTGCCCACAATCACCGCCGTGCCCGCCTTGGGCGTTATCAGCATCTGCGCATCTGTTGCAGCCTCGGAGGCGCGTAGTCGCACGTCTGGTACGGCGATGCCGCCAATCTCCACTTCGCAGGTCAAACCGCTAACCTTACGCACGATGCCCTGCATCAGTGTGAGTTGGGCCTTGCCGGCTGCGTTGCGCACCAGTTGCGCCAGTTCCTTGTAGTTGTCCATATTGCGTTTAGCTTAACCTGAATCCAAGTTCTATCTTGCGCACCCCACCGTTTTCGGAGAACTCCGTGGTGACGGCTCGCACGTAATATGTGCCGTCCTTGTGCGGATAGTCGGCGTCGTGCAGCGTGGCCGTATCGCCCGGCACACATTGCGGCACGAGCCAAGTGGTAATGCTGCCGTCGTAACCGTCGAAACTGCGGCGGCGCACTTCGGCCTCGCCGCGCGCCTGCATTGAGGCGGTGTCCGAGGCATGGCATTTCACCTCCACCTTCTCGCCACCAGTGCTGCCCACTTCCACCTCCTTCACCTTGCCATCGGGCATCAAGGCCTTGACAACCACGCGCACCTTCTTGTCTTCGGCGCGCCGATAGGTGAGGTCGGTTTCTTCTACGTTGAGGGCGAAGTCGTATCGCCGCTCTGTACCCGTAACCTCGCCAGGGGGATGTACATGCAGCGTCTTGTCTTGCAGGTAGATGTCCGCGCCGCATTCCTCCTGCACCTTCTTCAGCACGTCGTAGCCCGTGGCGTCGTGGATGACGAACTTGGCGTAGGTCCAAGTGTATGAGCAGTTCACCTTGTAATCACGGCCAACGCCCTTTATTACGTGGCCTAGCAGGTCGGCCAGCGACACCTGTTTGAGAACCTCATTGGGGAGGTCTCGCCTGAAAGTAAAGAGGTCGTCCTCACAGAACAGTTTGATGTCGCCGCCATCTGTGGCTATGCGTTGCAGCCACCCGCGGAACTCCTCCACCAACCCCGTCTCCTTGTATCCGAACTTCACTGTCACGACATCGCCACGCCTTATGCGGCTCTCAACGTCAAGTGCCTGGTTGAGCTGCGCCGCCGGCAAAGTTATCTCGCACATGTCGGCCAAGAGCTCCACGCTCTTGTGGACGCTAACCGCGGCGAGCATGCCAAGCTTGTAATTGCCGATGGTGATGTCGTAGGCCATTGTGTACATGTGGAGAGTCCTTGAGTTGGTGAGTTTATGGGTTCATGAGCGCGTATTCGTTCGCGCCAAGCAACAGCTTGTATATGTCGTCGCTATATGCCCTGATGGAGTAATTCTGGTTGGCCTCGCCTGCGGTGAAGGGCATCTCCCAGCTCTCGATGACCAGGCGCGATATGCCGAACACCTCCAATAAGGGAGACAGGGCCGTGACGGAGGCCGCCTCGCAGAAGTTCTTGAGCCGGGCCACGTCGGCCGAAGGGTAGTGGCCGTCGGTGCCGATAAGCACGCCCTCGATGGTGATGTCGTAGTCGTCTTGCGCCCATCGCTCCTTTATCGAGCCGCGGATAACGCCCTTGTTCACTTGTCGCCGCTTGATGATGTGCCTGCCCGTGATGCTTACCATCGGCTCGAAAGGCAGCAGCCATTCTTGTGCGCCGGCTTCTTCGAGTTTCAGACTAAGCGGCATGGCCATTGGCAACCCCAGGGCGTTGGTCCGCACCAGGTCGGCCAGTTCGGCGTCGCTCATGGTGCGGATGGAGGAATAGTCGCCCTCATCAACCTGGCGGATGCCCGCATCGCGGAACAGCCAGTAGGTAGGTATTTTGCCGCCCGTTATGCGTAGGGCCATGTTTTCTAGTACGAAGCGTGTTATTGTGTTCATGTGTTGATGTGTTGATGTACTTACGAAACTACCCTCTGTCGGTGCTGGTGGCGATGGCCAGCGCGCGGTTCATGCTTTGCACGACGATGCGCTCCAGTTCGGCCGTGTCGGCCTTATCCGTCATGTGCACGTGCAGCGTGTCGAAAAACTTGGAGATGTTCATCGTGATGCTGGTGGAGCGTCGGCCGCCTGTGGCGATCTCCTCGGCCGAGCGGCGGCCTTTCTTGCCCTTGCCCGCCTTGTCTTTGCCCTTGCCTGTGCCGAACACCACGTCCCCGACTGCCGCACTGCCCTTGAGCCCTGGTGTGGAGAGAGCCGAACGCTCGCCTTTCTTCTTCTCCTTCTGCTTGTCCTTGGCGCGTTCGGTGGCCAAGTTCTTCTGGAAAGTGCCGCCAATGCCGCGCACGGTTGCTGCGGTGTTCTTCACAAGTGAAACCGCACTGTTTACGCCTGAGACGTTTTTCACGCCAGCGGCGAAGTCGGCGGCCGCGCCCTTGAAGTCGCCTGAAAATAGTTTGGAGAACGCCTTGGATAGCAATCCCACGCCGCGAATGAGTTCCTTGATGCGGTCCACCACGTAGGTCTTAATCAGGTCGCCGAACTTGCGCCATACGTCCCACATCGTGATGAGGAATGCACGGAAACCGGCGAACTTCGTCCAACAGTAGGCGATGACGGTGATGAGCGCGGCCACACCCACGACGATAAGGCCTATGGGGTTGGCCGTCATGGCCACGTTGAGCAGCCACTGCGCAGCCGTCCATATTTTCGTTGCCGCCGTCACCAGCGTGGTTATGGCCTGGTAGGCGGCCAGGGCCATCGTGTAGGTTCGGAAGACGGCCCACACCGTGAGCACCGCGCCGCCCAGGAGCATGAACGCAGTACGGAATCGGACAACGAAGCCTATGCCTGCCGCGATGGCCGAAAACACGGATTGAAACACGGCAAACATCTTCGGGATGGCCGCCGTTATCTTGTCCACGACCTCGGCGATGGGCGTATTAACGCTCTGCGAGAGGTCTATCGCGCCCTGCTGCATGGTGTCCATCAGCGTGCTCCATTTTCCCGATAAGGTCTGGCTCTGCCGCTCCATCATGTCATTGAACTTGCCGCCAGCCCCTGTGGCGTGGGCGATGGCCTGCTCCACGTTTCGGAATGTTATCTCGCCGCGCGACATCTTGTCCTTGAGCTTGTCGACGGCGATGCCGGTCATCTGGGATAGCTCTTGGATGGGGTTGAACCCTGCGTTGATGAACTGCAACAGGTCCTGGCCCATCAGGTAGCCGGTACTTGACACCTGACCCATCACCAGCGACAGGGCCGACATCTTATCCTTGTCGCCACCCGATATGTCGCCCAGCTGGCGCAGCAGCGGCAGCACCTTGCCCGTCTCCACGCCGAAGTTTAGCATGGTCTGCGCAGACTTGGTGAGATCCATCTTGCCGAAGGGCGAGTGGGCGGCGAAGTCGTTTATCTGCCCAAGCATCTGGGCGGCCTTACGCTCACTGCCCACCAGCGTGGTGAAGGCCACGTTCACGCTCTCGGCCTGCGCGCCCAACCGTACCATCGCCCCGACGCCAGCACCTATCATGGTGTAGGGGTTCATCAGGAACTGCATGCCGGGTATCGACATCAGCGCGCCCTTGAAACCGTCCAACGAGAATGCCTTTCGCAAGCCGCGCCCGACAACCGATGCTTTTCGGTTGATGGAGTCAAGCTGCCGCTCCGTCTCTCTTGCTACCGATACGACATTACCCTTATCGGCGTTGAGTTTGATGAGGAATTTCAAAACATTATCCATCTATGCCTTTCGCTTTTGCTTCCGCTTTCCTTATTTCGCCCAAAAACTTGTACGTATGCGCCCACTCTTCGTCCGAGAGTGTGTCGGGGTCGAGGTGCAGGTAGTAGCGCATAACGGTGTTGAAGAAGAGGATGTCGAACCCGTCAGACACGTCCACCTCGGCATCCTCTAAAGCTTTTTTATCTCAGCCTCCTTAACCTCCAACACGTCCTGCATCTTCTGTATGGCGGCCAGGAATAGCGAGTCGTCGGGCTTAATTTCTTCATCGCCCACCACCCACAGCTGGTTGAGCATGGTCTCGCTCATCTTGATGGGGTCTTTGAGCACGCTGACGTAGCTCAGGTCCTGGCGCGTGGGGCGGTGCAGGATGCAGCCCTTGCCTTCGACGGTTATCTCGAAGAGGTCGCCGTGCTTACGCTTCCACCCTTCTATCTGTTCTTTCGTATATTTCATATCGTGTAGCTTTAATTGGTTTTACGCCTGTTTCTTGTCGATGAAGACGAAGGGGATGGTTTTTTCTTGGAACTTGTCCCCTTGTTTCCATTCGGTGTTGTCTTCTGTGAACTCCACGCCCACCAGTATGTCGGTGGTGATGGCGTCGCCGCGGGTGGGGTTGCCATAGGCCACCACCACATCGAGCTGGGCGGCGAGGATGTCACCCTTGGCGGCTTCGCGTAAGGCGAGGTATTCGCTCTGCAACAGCGTTATCTCACCGCTATAGTCGTAGTTGCCGCTCTGCACCGCGTGCGGACGGTTGCCCTTGGCGTAGAGCAGCTCCTTCTCCTTCTTGGTGTTGTACTTGATGCCGCGGATGCCGGTAACGGGCCGACCGCCCATCACTACGGAGATGTCCGCCCATTCGTATTCTCTTGAACTGAACATGATGTGATTGTTTAAGAAGTGAATGGCAGG